AAAACTGGATGGGTTGACACTGTCGGAAGCAGACCTCTTACCCTTGCTTACGATTCCTTCTGGGTCACTGGCGGTGAGTTTATAAAGAAATACATTGCCGACTTCGACGCTCACTACTTAGAGAATGGCAACTACAACTTGTGGTTGTTTGTTAATAGGGATGGCTTCGTTGAGCTAGATAAGAGTTTGCAATACCCACTGGACAAAGTGTTTACAGTGGCAGAGGCAACCCGCAATCTACGTTACTTTGGCACAGGTGGTAATGTGCTGTATGATGTGGACGGGGAGGTTACATTAGACGCTGATGGATTTATAATTTATTCCGCTTAAAGGAGGATTATGGGAACACTTACGCAAACATTCGAACAGATACAGGTTGCATTAGATGGAGCACACGCTTCAATCTATCTTGATAGTGGGGTAACAGCACAGAGCATCGCAAATGGTGCTTCATATGTTAAGTCAACAGGGTTTGCGACGAACGGTAACTCCTCCAATATGACGGCTGATGTTGCCAATGATAAGATCACAGCTACCGTGGCAGGAACTTATCAGGTTAATATTTCCTGTTCCTTCATTGGAGATACGAACAACACTAATTGGTTTGGTGCAATTTTCGTAGACGGCGTTGAGCAGGGCAACATTCATTTCCAAAGAAAGATTGGTACTGCCTCTGACACGGGGTCAGCTAACGCTTCAGGGCTGGTGAACATCACATCGGTTCCTGTAGACATTGACTTCAGACTCAGGCATGACAACGGAACAGCGGAAAACTTTACGGCTAAATACCTGAATCTTTCAGCTCATTTGGCAGGACAATAAACATAACGGCAATAGCCAGCCCGAAAGGGCCAACAAGGAGATGTACAATGGATTGGCAAGCGTTTGGAGCAGGTGCAGCAGTAATTGGTTTGGTATTAACCTGTATGGCTACAATAATTAAACTAGTCGTTTCAAACGAGCTGGGTAAGTTTAGAATCATTATGGAGGAGCGATTTGTTACGAAGGAAATTTTTGATAATCACATAACAAATTGTCCGGCAATGAAATGAACGACGGCGGAAGGAAGTATAAGATTAGCTTATTCATCATAGCAACAACCAACGTGTTGTGCTTTGCTGGTTGCATTAGCGGGGGACAATCGGTTGCCCTGCTAACAGGGGTTGGTCTTGGCTACGGACTCTTTAACAAATGGAGTAAGAATGGGAACGCTAAATAAAACCACGGCAGAGCTTAACGCTATGCTTGCAAATAATGACGGCACAACTGACACCAACTACCGTTTCAATAACGGGGTGTTGCAGTTGAAGAATGTAACAGATGGGAAGTGGCATACGGTGTGGATTGAGACCTCACTAGGTAGAGCCAAGATGAAACATGCAATAACTGGAGAAGTGTAATGAAACGGATGGTTCTTATATTGGTTCTGATTTTGGCAGGCTTTGCTCTTGCAGCCTTCACTCCTCCTGATGCTGGTTATTCGGCAGAGGAAGCAACGCTTGGTTTAACAACGAACGTAACGGTTTATGGAACACTTGCCAGCGGTAGCGGCATTGTAACAAACAGCTTCAGTTTTACTAACGGGCTGTTAATGGTTTTTCCTTAACGGGTGGTGAGGGTTCGCCTCCCGTGATAGCAATGGGGTCTTTCCCAGACCTCGACATTTACGAGCCAACAACCTCCTATCCGGGGGCTTTTGCATCTTTCAGTCCCCCTGTATCTAATGATCTGGTTGCTGATGTTAGTGCGCCTGCTGTGGCAGAATATACCAGACAGACGGACTCTGGTGATACGATGGCATACACTGGCGACACATCAAACTTTGTGGTTTATGCTACAGGGGCAACCAATAGTTTAATGACAAGTGATTACTTTGCAAGTGCTTATGGTGCGCTGACGCTAACTAATTCACTTCCATCTAATGATGTTTATATGCTATGGCCAACTTCTGCTTCATACACAGGAACTCCGGTTATTGTGAACAAGGCAGAAGCGTGGTGGGTGCAGAATGAGGTTGTGACAGGAGAAACCTTCCGTGTCTATGGAAGAAGTTTGGCATTAGGCTCATCTTCCTATTTGTTCTGGTCTAACAACACCACCGCCGCCACGGGATGGCTAACCAACAGTTTGATAAATCCCTACATGAACCAGTATGAGGCCGCTGAAGACTGGGGGCTTGGCGAGTACACCCTATGGTCACATAATGGAAAAGGACGCGCTTACGGGTGGTCTGAGAGCCTCACAATGGACGTTGTTGCCGATACACAATGGGAGAGTGGAACGCAGTTTACCAATACGGATTATGGTAGCATCAATTTAGCCATTGCCGCCGCTGATGCTTCTAATTGGTCAACGTTGTTCTTCCCGGCAGGAACGCATACCACCGCTGATGAGCTGGCTTTGTCAGGAGTTGATTATGTTCGGTTCCGTGGAGCGGGCATTGATTCGACCATTATTAAACCGCATGGAACCTTCAGTGGGAATCAGTTGGCAAATGCTTCCAACTTGGATTATGTGGAGTTTGTAGATTTAGAGATGCAGGCTACGGCAGATGTGACGGAAGACCTCCTTGTTTTTGATGACGTAAATAACATGACGATTGATAGTGTACGTATCGATCAATCCGATGCCACGGTAAGTTATGCAACAACACGGGTGGCAGATGATAAGCTTATGCAATTGCTCAGCACAACCAATTGCGCGTTGCTAAACTCTGAGTTTATTTGCATGGGCGACATACTCTGGAAGCGGTCAGAGGGTTTGATTGTCACCAACAGCACGTTTCTTGGAAGGAATGATACGGCAAAAATCTTCTCCGTATCTGCTAGGAGCCGTGCGAGCCATTGGGAAAACAATACATGGAAGCATTACAACTACTCAAACTGGGCAACCCAGATGGATCGGTGTTATGGACGTGGCATTACAGGATTTGATGCTTTGCGGGACTTCTACTATGGCAATAACGTGATGACCAACTTTGCTCCATACTCCACCGTTGCCGACAAAAATGTGGGAGAGCACATCATGTTTGAGTTTGGTCGCACCTACTTTGAGGCCAACCCAACAGCGGCTACGGCCAACACAATTACATTTGCCACAGATCCAAACCAGACGGGTCGGAACGGTGATAACATGATTGGCGAGGTTATTGTTGTGCAAACAGGAAAGGGTCGCGGTCAGAATGCTATAGTTACTAACATTGTTGGGAACACGGTTTATCTTGATCGGGATTGGGGCGTTGTTCCTGACGAGGGTTCGTATTGCCTGATTGGTATGTATAGTCGGAACGTAGCAATTTATGACAGTCATTTTGATGGCCATGATGGTCATACGATTAATAGCACAACGCATTACAACAGTGTTGGTGTGCATCCGTATGCCGGAACGTTGAATATGGTGATTGATGGCAACCGCTTCACTGACATACGCTATCCTGTTTATTCTGTATCACTTGATACGGGAGGGCAACAGCCCGTTATATTCAACCTAATCCAGAACAACTCAGGTGATAACAACCGCTTTTCAATTGCAATGGAATCGAGAGATGTTGATGTGCAGTATGCCAATGTTTATAGGAACAATGCTATAACAAATAACCAAGCAGAGTCCTATGTGTATAGAACAGGCAACACCATCCCGTCTTATTCTGAAATTAATATGACAATCTTTCAGGACAACCTTGCTCCCGAAACATTCTATTACATTGGAATGACCGCAGACATGATAACAAACCAAGTTTACATAACCAACTAGGGGAACTATGAAAGATTGGAGAAAGCCAGTGGGGATGGTTCCATTCGGGATATGGATGGGGCTGTATTATGCGGGGAGTTTCTTTGATTACTGGGATGTTTTCATCTTTCAGGCGGGAGTTGTAGCGGCAACAACCTACTTCTTTGCCTACTACTGGTCTAAATTCTACCGGAAGAACAACAGGCAAACCGATGCGATCTATTACAAGCCTAGCAGAAAGGACTTGTTGGTTGCTCATCAATGGGCGTTGGAGAACATGAACTTGCAATACCCCCGTGACTACCTGAATCGGTGGGCTGACTGCGACGACTTTGCTGAAGAGGTGTGTGTCTGGATGAAAGCTTGGTTCCGTATGCACTACACATTCAAGGGGCAGGGATTGGCGATTGCCACCTTTGGATATGACAGGGACAAGGGCGGAGGACATGTCTGCGTTGAAGCTTTGTCTGACAGTGGCAGTGTGTTCCTTGAAGTGTATCAGGGGTATGGAGAACTAACTCTTAGCAAGAAAGAAAAGAGGTCGGCACAATGGCGAAACTTCTAGTTGTAATGTTGTTGCTGGTTGGTTGCGCCTCCACTGTAACCCACACCTCAGTGCAGGAACGGTCGGATGGTGTTCTAATTCGCACAAAAACCACCCTTAAAGCCCCTCGTTACGCTCTAGGTGAGTCTACACTAAGGTTGGGGGACGGAGGGCTTGTAGAGGCTGTGCTTAGCCCGGCTCAGGATGAGGCAAAGATTAGGCGGGTGAGTGCTAGGAGCAAAGAGAGGCTGTTTCAGTATGGCGGTTGCTTCCTAATCATCATGCTTGGCTTTGCATTCATGTATTTCAAGAAGACATCAACCAAACTAGGCTGGGGAATGGTGGCTACAGGGGCAGGAATGGTGGCCGTTGTGAGCTTTGTTGATGCAGCCAGTGCGATTATGGCTTATGTCCTACCCCTCCTTATTGTCTGCGGTTGTGTATATGCCGTGGTGGTATGGGGTAAGAGAGAAAGGGGCTGATATACCCGCTCGGTACAAAACATCAGCACTAACGCAACAAGTGGTAACGAATTGTACTGAACGGGTATAACGCAACGTGCGTAACGCTAAATGCGTATTGGGCTATAGGTTAATCGACATTAGCTCATTGACAGCAACCTTCCCACTCATCACAACACCGCAACCAAGGGCTGGCTTGGGGAAGTTACGAGCATAGCCCATAGCATACGACTCTGCATCAATGCCACACCCCACCTGCATCCCAAAGATTTTAACCCCTGCTCCAATTGTCCATTCCACATAAGCCTGAGTGTGGAGATGTCCCTGAACCGTGCTCATCAAATCCTTCTTTGATCTAGTGCGAGCTGTTCCACCTGCGCCATGAATGTATTGTACCCCGTCATACACAACGCGGTCAGTGAAGTTCCAGCCGGGCGTTCCAAGCACTTCCTTATACTCCTTAATCCAGCGCGTAGGGATGGAGGAGCTTTGAGCCTTACGCATCACCATGCGGTCGTGGTTGCCAATGATTACATCAGCAATAGGGAAGGTTTCGTGCCAGCGTTGTAGGTGAGATATTGCCATGTCCAACTCTTCCATTCCGCCCATGCCATCCGCATCCGTTTCGTGGTAGGAGCTGTAATGATTATCAATAACATCACCGATGAAAATTACATGGTTGCATTCGTACTTATTGTAAACATTAATGCAATGGTTGTAATATGCTTCGCAGTCAAACGGGGCATGTATGTCTCCTATAACCAACACACGTAGCGAGCCATCGCGTCGGAAGGTGGGGGAAACATCCTTGATGTATGAGGGTGGGCTGGAGGCAGCTCTGTTGTAGCGTCTAACACTCTCTACGCTAATACCAAACTTACTGGCAGTTGACTCTTCCCCATGCTTAACGCACCACTTCCGCACTTTCTCAGCCTTCTTCTTTGATACAGCCATTATTTTCTCCTTTGATCTTCGTAATATACAGGGATGTTAATGTTAATAGCAAGGTCAATCTCACGATTAGCTCCCTCCGATATTTCCCATCCAGTGAGAACAAACAAAGCGTCGGCCTCGGTAGCAATTGCCGCTAGGTCGATAGCCAACACTTCCTCATATTTGTCCTCACTAAAAACCCATCCCTCAAACATTCTCTCACAGTCCATTTGAGCTGGGTTAATCACTTCATAGCCACTGTTCCGCAGCATGTAGGCGAAGTGGAAGAAGCGTTCGAAGTTATAGCATTCATGTCCGCGCATTGGCCCGGCAATGTAGACTGTACTTCCGTATGGTAGGTTAATCATTGTGCGCCTCCACACATTTCTCCCACAAAGAAGCATACCCCTGTATGTCCACGAAATTATCCATGTGAAGGGGGTTGTGAGCCGCTCTGGCAAGCTTGTCCAGAATGAGGTAGGTGATGTGCTTCAGGCAACAGGACAGCTCCTCGTCCATTGTAGGGGCATCAAACCGCCTATCAGTCCACGCATCAAACATGTTCTGTGTGCATTGGAAATGATCGTAGGGATGGCCGTAGTTGGAGCCACGTTCTTCTGTTATGTCAACCTTCATTGATTTCCTCCTGATAGCTTTCAACCAACCCCGCCCTCTCCAATGCCCGCGTTCTGTGCCATCCCGGTTGCTTATGAGCCTTCGCCCAATACTTCTTGCTAACACATGAATGACCAGAGCACAACAGCCCACTAACCCCACACGTTTCCAGCTCGTCATCCTTCAGTACATACCCAGCCTTGTCGCACTCTTCCT